ATTACTAGTAGTTATTGTAGTCTTTACATTTGAATATCCTTGAATTATTTTCTGATTATTTCCTGTCAAAGCAGTTGTAACCGAATTCACATCTGCAAATGTATAATTTGAAAATGTTGGATTTGCAGATGTTACTGTAGCAGTTTTAGTTATTGTGTGTGTATAATTTGTGCTATTACATACTGTTTGTATTACAAATTTTACTGACAAAGTATTTGAGTTAGGTGTGGCCGCATAATGTAAATTATTATCTGAAGTAGTCCATTCAAAAGTATATGCATTTGATATTCCTGTTCTTTTAGCACACAATAAATTTCCACTGCTATCTTCTACCCAAGCATTAACAGTTGAACTACTTGGATTAGAAAATTTTATTGTTGTATTTGTTCCTATATTATAATTTGATGCTTCTGTTATTTTAGCAATATCATATGTAGTAACATTAATAACATTAGATTCTGACCATAATTGGCTATCTTGCCTTTTTACTTGTAATTGCAAGTTGTAATTTGTATTTGGAGATAAGTTTGAAAATGTAACTGGATTTCCTGACATATTTATCCAGCTTCCACCATTTATTCTTCCTCTAACATGGTCTATCGTTGCATCTACAGAATAATTCAATTTTACACTATTAACTGTTTTACTATTTAAACTACAGCTAACATTTGCATATCGTGGTATTGTTGGAAAACTAACATATTGTGACATTGAAATGTCTGTAGGAATAATTCCTGATGATGTTAATCCAGAGTGCCAATTTCCATATAAAGTTACTCCACCTTCTCCTGTACTAGTATTATGTCCTACACTAAAAGAACTTGACCCTAATGTCCAAGCTCCACCTCCAGACCAATCAAATTTTGCATATGTATTTCCTATTCCATTCATATTGTAATATGCATCATTTGTGTTATTATTATAGTTCCTTCCTGTGTAGTTTCTTTTTTCTGCATATAGAGTCATTGATACATTTGTACAACAATTAGTTATATCTTGAGTGTAACTATAATCTATTCTTAATCTACAGTTTTTTGACCATTCTCCATATATCGTTGCCATTATCATTCTCCTTTTTTACAAAATAAAAAGACAGTCATCACTGTCTATTGTCATCTTTTGTAATAAAAATGTTTCTATTTTAAGAGTTCCATTTATTTCTGTATTTGTTAGTAATACTCTTAAATTATTTAATGTTAAAATAATATTGGTTGTATTAGTTGTATCATATACACTAAATCCCATATTGTTTATAACTGTTTTTATATCAGAATCTACTGATGTTATTTCTACACCATTGTAATACAAACTTAATGCTGTTCCCATTATTTCTCCAGTAGCTGGTTCCCAATTGCTTCTCAAATTACCTTCTTTTATAATTAAATCTGTTACAAAACCACCTTTTGTGTTATCTACATATGAACATTCCATTTGATATGTTACTTTTCCATTTGAAGTGAATGTATATGTTACTTCTTCTAGTTGTTTTGCGGCCGTTGTATTAACCAATTCTATAGTATCTGTATTTGTTAATTTAAATTTAAAAGTATTTCCTGCTGTATTACTGTACTTAAATGTTATTGTATATTGCTGTCCTTCTATAAGAGTTATTTCTGTGTGTTTTATTACTTTGTTTGTAGCATATATCATTGCTCCTGAATTAGTAAGAGCTTTTAAGTCTGCAACTTCTCCAAACATTGTATTTCCGCTTCCACTTATTTCATATTGGTCTGTACCATATAATCCTACTGAATTTATTACTTTATTTCTACCACCAGATATTTGGATTGATTGTGCTATTCTATCTAATGTTACTGATATGTTGGCTATTTTTTCTTGATTAGTGTGAATATCTTCCGTGTTTTGTTTTACTGTTAATTTTATACCTTCAACATCGGTAGAATAAAATTCTCCAGTATTTAAGTTAACAAAAAAATTTCCATCTTGTGATTTTAGTATTCCAGTAGTAATTATACTTGCATCTAAAACTCCTGCTGTTATAAAATCTGCAACTATTTGTCCATCTGAAGTCATAGCAATTTCAAAAGGTCCATTTATTCCATTTTTTGAATATCCTAAACCTTCTATATTCCATCTCCATACTTTTTGAGCAGTTACTGGATTATTAGTATCCATTATAAACAATTCACTTTGTGTTTTATATACATATCCACCCATAGCATTTGCAATAGATGATGTTGCAAAATTTTTCACTTGCTGCAATAGTTCTGGTATTCTTTCAAATTCTTCATCTGTCTTTTGCTCCTGTTTTATTTGTGTTGTAATATAATTTGATTTTATATTTCCTAATTCTAAAGAAATATATCTTTCTTTAAGAACATCCCATACATATTTTACTATTTTTATTGACACATCAATATCTAGGTCATCTACTTTTGCATATAATGTATCCCCTAATTTTAGAGTTTCCAAAAACGAATATTTTTCTTTATATTCTCTTGTTTTAGATAGTTCTATAAATTCTACTTTTATATCTACTGTGGGTATATCTATCTTATCCTTTTCAAACATTGCTTTTGCTTTTGTTCTTAATAATTCATAAGCTTCTTCTTCATTAACATTATTCTCTGGATTATTTTCATCTTCTACTACTTGCACATCTGAAAACTCTATCTTTTTTATCTTTTCATTTGGGTATTCTGATATATGAGAGCTTTCTACATATTTCTCTGGCAAAAGTAGTCCGTTATATCCTTGTGGCATTATTTTAGTTATTATATTGCTATAATCAGTATTTACTTCTATTCCTGTTAGATTTTTTCTACTTATAATCTTATAACCTGTATCTTGTCCTCTGCTTTCTAACATTTTTATTGTAAAATTATCTCTTTCTAGTTCTCCACCCCAAACATTTATGAAAGAATTATCTATATCTCCAATTAAACATTCTACTGGATTTCTTCTTACATATCTTGCTGTTGCAATAGTTGTTATATCCGAAAAAGCCATAAATTTTCCACTAGCATTTACTGTATGATCCACTAGCCATTGAAGTGCGGCCTGTCCTGCTAATTTTTGTGGATATGTATCTTCTATAAAGTCATCGTTCCAATCGTAGAAAATATGTGTTGCTACTATAATCTTTCTTGTTAGATTTTTCTTTACATGTTTAATTCTAAATAATTGATTTGACTCTACACTTCTTGCTCTTATTATATTTCCTTCTTTTATTTCTTCTGATAAGTAACCTTTTATAGGATATTCCATTTCTAAATCATATTGCCCATTTAATTCTTCTGTAATTTTTGCAGACACTACATCTCTTAATATTCCTATTCCGTTATGATTAAAATTTGTTTCTGACTCATTATAAATTGTTAACATTTTAGCCTCCTTATATATAGGCTTTTCTATATTTTATTTGTATACTTGCATTTCCTGTTATCTGTATTGTGTTTTCTCCTGGTTCTAATGTAGGGAATTCTCCATTCATCATATTATTTTTACTTTTATTAACTTTATATGCATTTTGTAATTCTGAATCTAATTCAATATAACTTTCATCTATATTTACTATACAAGTTTTATTGTTTATTGTTAATTGAACTTCTCCACTTCCCATTACTTTTATATATGGATATACTGTTGCTGTACAGTCTAGCTCCAATGTTTGCGATTCAGTTCCACTAAAGTTTCTTGCATATTGTGTGTTACTTAATGCTATTGGTTGTAATTCTAATTGAATTATGAATTCTCTATATACCCTAAATATTCTAGACAATGGAATACTATTTATAATTACTGCATTATAAAATTTGTCTAATTCATCTGAAAAGGTAATAGTTCCAAACTCTACTAGCCATTCTGTTATTTTTCTTGGATCCACATCTTTCTTTAATGTACACTCTAAAGATATTATTATTGGTTCATAAGAGTTTTCATCAATATATAAGTTTCCATTTCTACCTGGTACTGTAATTGTTTCAATTCTTTTTTTCGGTCTAGTAATAGGAGGTAGTGCTTTTAAGACTACCCCCATATCCTTTGAATTAATTCCATTGTATATAAAATATGCTCCCATATTTTATCCTCCTTTTGCTACTAGTTTTCTGTTTCTATAAAACTCTATTTCTTCTACTAGACTTTCAATGTCTTGAGCTCTTTCATTTATGAACTTTTCAATTTTTAATGTAAAGTTTGAATTATTTGTAGTTGTATTATTTGTTGTATTGTTTCCATACATTCCATTTGTAGGTCTTGCCATTGAATTTAGTCCTATATCTAAATTTGCTGTTAAATCTGGTGCTTTTAATAATTCATTCATCTTTTCTCTTAATTCTTGTGTTTTATTATCCATACCATCAATGAAACCTAACAACATATTTTCTCCCCATTCTACGATGTGTCTACCTTCTCCTTCTTTTGCTGGAGAGTGGAAACCTAGGAAGTCTTTTATATTATTAATAACATTTGCAGTTGCATTTCTTACACTTTGAATTTTATCTTTTATTCCTTGAACAAATCCATCCATCATATTACGAGCCCAGTTTTTAGCACTATTTATTAATTCATTGAATTTTTCTGAAACTGCAGTTTTTATTTCATTTACTTTATTTCCTATAGATGATTTAATATCTCCCCATTTGTTTATTGCATTATTCTTAATTTGTTCCCACTTGCTTTGTATATTTTCGACTATTGGAGATATTTTTTCTGAAATAGAACTTCTTATTTGTCCGCCATTTTTCTGATGCACTATTTCTTATTTCATTAAATTTATTTACTGCACCATCTTTTAGTTCTGTAAATTTTGTTGAAACTGTAGTTCCTATATTATTAGCAGTTTCTGAAATTGTATTTTTAGCCTCATTCCATTTTTCTGATGTTGCCGTACATATTTCATTCCATTTATTTGATATTCCGTTCTTTTACATTAGTAATCGTAGTAGATACATTGGTTTTAATTTCATCCCATTTTTGAGTAGTGGCTGTTGAAATTTCTGACCATTTTTCATTTATAAAATCACACATATCTTGGTAATAATAATTGTGGTCATACATCCATTGAGATGCATCTTTAACACCATTCTTAATATTATCCCAAGCTTGTGATGTATTTTGTTTTAGTTGTGTCCATTTATCTTGTATTCCTTGTCCTAGCTCTGAAATTTTAGAAACAGTATTATTTTTAAAATCTGTTACACCTTGAGTTATTTCTAACCATTTTTGAGATGCACCTTGCTTTAGATTATCTATACCATTATTCCAAGATGTTTTTATATTTTGTATTCCATCTGTAAACCATTGTTTTGTATTGTTCCATCCATTTGAAATATTTGTACCTAAATCTGACCAAAATACTTCCCAATTTGATTTTATTTCTCCTGTTTCCCAGTCTACTTTATTTACATGTTCTTGAGCTTGATTCTGTGCTTCTGTTACAACTTTTTGATGCATTTCTTCTGCTTTTGCAATTGTTTCTGTTTTTTGTCTTTCTGCAGAGGCTATTATTTCATCTGCGGCCTTATTAGCTTCTTCTGTTCCTACTGCTCTTAGCCTTGCAGCTGCTTTCATTCTTTCATCATATTCTTGATTTGCCGCTTCTATTGTTTTATCTTTTTGTTCTATACTATTTTTTACAACTTCTGCAGCCTGTTGAGCAGACAACTCTGCAGCATTTGCTTTCATTCTTTCTAGTATTGCCGCTTGTTCTGCTTCATTCTCTGACATTACTGCAACTGCAGTATTTGTCATTTCACTTTTTATTCTACTTATCTCATCTGCTTCTGCTTGAGTTATAGCTCTATTTTGCTCTGATGCATTTGTAAGAATTTCATTTATCCTAGCCGTACCTTCTTCTGTGATTCTTTTCTTTTCATCAAACCCTGCATTTGCATCTTCAATTATTTTTTGTTTTTCCTGTTCTGTTAAACTTGTTAATGTAGCTAATTGTTCTGTTAATATTTGTGTTGTTTCATTTTTTTGTTCTTCTATTTTTGATACAATTTGCTCTTTCATCTCATTGATTGTAGATGTCATATTGTTTTTCATTTCTTCTGTTACTGTTGCACCACTCCAAGCCATTTGGTTTAGAGAAATAGTTGCTTGTTCCTCTAAATCCATAAATGAACCAACTGCTTCTTGAGTTGCTTCACTAACAGTATCATCGAATCTTTCTACTTCTGGAATAGAATCAGAAAAAACAGATGTTATTGCACCTACAATGTCTACTAAAAATCCTACTGCCGTTACTAGCATATCTAGAACTGGTGCAAGAAATTCCATTAAATACGACCACATCTCCACTTGAGAAACTATCGCATTTAACAGTATTGTACCTAACAATTCTACTAATGGTTCTATAGCCTTCCATAGATTTTGGAATACTTCCATAATCTTTTGGAATATTGGTTGTAATATTTGCCATACCTTCTGAATTGCTTCCTGTATCTTTTTCCATGCATTTTGTACTGTTTCTTTGAAATCATCATTTGTGTTATATAGATGAACAAATGCGGCAACTAGTGCCGTTATTACTGCAATTACAATTCCTACTGGTCCAGTTAGAGCACTCATAGCAGTTGAAAATATTTTTGCCATACCACCTGCATTCCCTATTGCTGTTGCTATATTTCCAAAGGTAGAAACCATCCCACCTACTGAACTTACTATTTTTCCTGCAACACTAATCATAGGACCTAATGCGGCCACTAAAGCTACTATTTTTAATCTACTTTTTTGAGTTTCTTCATCAAGACTTTTAAATGCAGTTGCCCATTCTTTTACTTTGTCTACAATTGGTTTTACCATATCTACCATATCTATTATGACTGGCAACAAGGCTTGACCTAATTCTATTGCTATATCTTGAACACTATTTTTAAGTATTGATAATTGACTTTCTACAGTTGCATATCTCTGATTGGCTTCATTTGTTAAAGCCGTATTTTCATTCCAACTTTCATTTGCTAAATTTATTGCATCAGTCATTACCCCATTAGCATTCGCAAGAGAAAGTATTGTATTACTTAATCTTACTTCTGTTAATCCCATTTCATCTAATACTGCAATTGCTGATTTCCCATTTCTTTCTGTATTATTAAGTCCTTCTATAAAAGAACTTAATGCTCCAACTGCATCTTTTTCAAATGCTTGTTTAAATTGTGCAGATGTCATTCCTGCAACACTAGCAAACTGATTTAATTCTGCTCCACCCAATTCAGTAGCCATTTGAATTTGTTTTAGTAGTTTTGCCATTGCAGAACCACCGTGCTTCTGCTTCAATTCCTACAGAACTCATTGCAGTTGCCAATGCCATTATTTGAGCTTGACTTAAACCAACTAATTCTCCTGATGCAGCAAGTCTAGTTGCCATACTCACAATGTCTGCTTCTGTTGTAGCAAAATTATTTCCTAATGCTACGATTACAGAACCTAAATTGCTATATTCTGTTGCTGACATTTTTGTTACATTTGCAAATTTTGCTAATGCACTTGCCGCCTCTGTAGATGATAGGTTTGTAGATTCTCCAAGGTCTATCATTACTTTAGTAAATGATAGTATATCTTGAGTCTTTATTCCTAACTGACCAGCCGCTTCTGCTACTGCACTTATTTCTGTTGTAGATGCTGGTAGTTCTTTAGACATATTCCTTATGCCTAATTCTAATTCTGCAAATTGTTCTTCTGTTGCATCTACTGTTTTCTTTACACCTGCAAAAGCCGATTCAAACTCTACCGCCGCTTTTGCTGACAAAGTACCTACTGCAACTATTGGTGTTGTAACATATTTAGTCAATGTATTCCCTACACTTTGAATTCCATTTCCTACTGCTTTTATTTTTTCTCCTGCAGTTGTTAATGTAGTTCCAAGTTGTTTCCATTCAGCAGTATGACCTTTTATGTCTTGATTTAGTTGTTCCAGCTCCTTCTCCATATTATTTAAAGTTGCCGTTGCATTATTTAATTGTACTTTTAATTTTTGAGTTTGAGTAGCATCTTCGCCTTTGCTTCTACTGATTTTTTATATTGTTCATTTAATAATTCTACTTTTGCTTTCTGATTTAAAATGGCATTACTTAAGTTTGTTGCTTTTACTTTTAGACTTTCAGTTGTATTTCCAAAATTTTGCATACTAGACTTTGAAAGTGTTAATTCTGATTTTAATGTTTTTAGATTATTATTTACTTTTGTTATGCCTTCTTTGAATCCAGATGAGTCAAAAGCTATCTCTATGCCTAGTTTTGCTAAAGTTTCTTCTACTGCCATTTTAAAAACCACCTTTATACAAAAATTTCATCAATGTATGCCATTGATGAGTCATCGTGGTTTTCTGTTTTTGCTTTGCTCTGTGTGTTATACTCAAAATATATTTCAGATAATAGACACAATTTTTTAGGTGTCATTTTCCAAAATTCTTTTTCTGGTATATGTAATAATTGTGTTCCTAAATAATAGAGCCATCCCCAATCCCAATTGTTCTCTTTAGGATTTGCAGATGACTCATCTATTAGTTTTTTGTTTCTTCATCCGCTTCTGGTAATGAATTCATTGCTGATGCATTTATTTTATTTGTTATTTCTACAATGTTACTCATATTTATCATTTTACCTACTTGTAATAAGGTAAGTTTTGGATTTTGTGTTTTTAACATTGCATATAGTACATCTCTTATTGCTTTAAATGACCCTTTTTCTAATCCATCTAATGCTTTTGTTGGATCACCATACATTTCTTCCAATTCTGCAAATGCATTTAAATCTAAACTTATTTCATATTCTTTTCCTTCTAACACTATTGTGTTTGTAGAGACATCTCCCTTTAATTCTTTTCCTGTTACTTTTTTATTTGCCATTTTTAAATCCTCCTAATTTATTTATTTTAAAAAAGCAGAAGGAATTTTATCCTTCTGCTGTTGGTATTTCTGGTACTGCATCAAACCATGCTTTAATCTTTCTGGTTTTGCACCTTCTGAATCTTCATCTTCCATTATTCTCCAGTTACCATCATTTCTACTATAGAAGCTACCTTTTAAACTATTTGTTTTTGGTGTTGGCTTTTCTCCTATAGTTTCATATTCATCTTCTGTATGTTCAAATTTTCCTTTTAATAACCATACATAGCGATATTTTCCATTTGATTTTTTGCTTCTAAATCCTAGAGCTACTTCTGGAGCTAAATCATCTTTACTTTCTACAAGCATTCCATCTACAATTTTAGAACCTTGTAACAATGCTCTTGAGGCAATTGTTAATTGATTTAATTCGATTTCTACATCACAAGAATCAAAGTTGTTTAATATTTCTTCAACAGAGTCATCAGAATATAATTTTTCTGAACTTGTTTTTGGAGATATTTTTGCTTTGATACTTCTTTCTAATTTTACTGGTTCTGCATATACAGTTCCTGTACTTTCATCTGTAGTTATTTTTGCTACTGTTAATTTTTCTAAACCTATTTGTCTTGGCATTTCTTTTTCCTCCTAAAATTTAAATTTGTGAAAGAGCAGTAGGAATAATTTGTTTTTAATCTTTATACTCTGCTAGATAACAATTTATTGCTTTATGAAAAATTTTATTTTCTCTTTCATAAAGGTCTTGGCATGTTATTGAATAAAATTCATTTTGCTTTAATGCTTTTACTACTTTATTTTTTATTTCAGTTGGGTCCTCATCTGAAAAAATATCTACTTGAAAATGGTGTCCTATTATTTCTTCATAATCTTCTGATTGTGCATCTTCTTTTTCTAATATTTCAAAATAAGTTATATATTTTTTATTAGTTCCTGTATAAGTATCGAACTCTGTATCATAACCTAGTTCTGATAATACTTTATATATTTTTTCGTGTGCATCCATTATTTTAGTTCCTTCCCAACAATATTTTTAAATATTTCTAGTGATTCTTGAACTTTTGCTTTATAAGCAGGTCGCATAAAAGGTTTCTTGCCATAGTGTGTACTTGACCATGGTCCAGAAGATGCACCCCATTCTATGAACTTAGCATAGTAATATGGTGAATTATCTCCTTTTGTAAATCCTACTATTAACCTTTTTGAAGTACCTTCTTGTTCAATATCTCCTATTTCTATATGATCCGCCATATGTCCTTTTGTTCCTGTAGGTGATTTGCTCCTTCTAGCTTTCCTTCTAGCTTCATCTCTAATTGGCTGTGCTGCTTTTATAAGAGCTTGGTCCACTACTTTATTTATTTTGTCTGGCATATTTTCTAATTTTTTATATAATTCTTCATAACCATACATTCTAATATCATAATCCATTATTCTGTTGCCTCACATCTAATTTTTAATTCTATATTTTCTTCATCAACATTCTCTATTCCAAGTATGTTATATGGTGCTTTATAAAATATCCTACACTTTTCTGTATATAAAAGTTTTTGCTCTAATGTTTTATCATATCGTATGGTTATTTCTATTTTTCTTTTTGTTTTTACTGAATTAGCAATATCTTGCTCATTTTCAATATTAGTTTTTATATTTGCCCATACTGTTTTTAAATCATTCCAGTCTTTTTTTGATATTCCCCTAGTGTTTTTTGTTTCAGTATATTCTTGTATGGTTACTCTTTTTTTATATTGACTCGTTTTCATCACTATCACTACTTTCATTTCCATATCTAATCTGGATTAACAAATTATCTAATGAATATTTCAAACCTTTTGTACTACCTATAGCAGTTCTGTTTTCGTACCAGTGATTCACAAGTATTCTTTGACACAATTCAGCTTTAGGACTATCTTGGTTATATTCTCCACAAGCAGTTTTTATATAACTGTCTGCAACTTCTATTAAGTTTTTTATTAACTCATCTTCTTCATCATTGTCAATTCTACAATATAATTTTGCATTTTCTACTGTTAACATTTTTTACCTCCGAAATTATATAAAACACAGTATTTTTAAGGGTTATACTTATATTCTTTTATTTTAAAAATGTCTTAAAACTCATTCTCGTGCTTCACTTTTTTGAACTTTTTCTCAAAAAAGAGGGATATTCCTATCCCTCTGCTTCTGTTTGTTCTTCAGTTGTTACATTTGCTGTAGCATCTGTTATTGTTAATTCTCCATAGCAATATGCTTCATTGTCTGTTTTTATAACATCATATCTTTCTAATATTCTGATTAATGTTGCATTTTTTGTGAATCCTGCTTCTTTTGATTTTGCAATTTCATATCTAGCACGATTTACAAATGTAATTGCTTCTTCTAAATTTCCATAGAAGATTGGTGCTTTTCCATCTTTGCTTGGTATATCATTATTTGAATAAACATCTATTGTTAAGCCTTTGAATTGTTTTTGTGTTGGATTTTTTGGGTCTGGTTGTAATATTGGTCTACCATTTTCATCTACTGCATTATCTAATTCATCAAATCCATCTTGGTTTGTTACAATAACTGACCCTGGAACTAATGCTGGGTCTAAGTCTTTATTTAATGACCTTTTTAATGCTTTCCAGTCTGCTAAGGCTTTTGCTTCTTTATCTGCTAACATTACAGCAAGAATATCTGCATTTTCTGTTTTTACTGCTTTTTTAGCAAACCATCTACCAACATAAGCCATTAACCCTGATTGTTCATCAGAAAGTAATGTATTAGATACTGGTAAAATTGCACCTTTATTTTTGATGCTATATCCTTTTGTTTTGAATTTTGGTCCATCTTCTTGTGGAATTTCTTCCATTTCATCAATGTCTTGTAACAAAGTCATTGTGCTATTATTCTCATATACAAATGACCCTGTAATTACATTTGTTCTGTATTCTCTAACATGAGTTCTTAAAGATTTATATTGTCTTTTATACTCATTAATTCTAGTATTTTCATCTGTTGGAACTAGAATACTTCCGTTTGGATCATTTTCATCTGCTTTTTCTATTAAAGCATTTTCTGCAGGTGTTAATCTTTTACCTGTTATTGCTTTTAAAAATGCTTTATTTACATCTGCTTTGTTTTCAGTTGTTGGTTCTGTTACAGGTGTTCCTGCATCTCCTTGTAACTCATCTTCCATTCTTTCAATTTCTTCTGCTTGTTTAATTTGTTCATTTAATGCTTTTGCTTCTTCAGTTTTTGCTTTTGCTTCTTCAAGTTTTCCTTCCTCTGATAATTTTTTTGCTTCTGCTACCATTGCAGCAAATCTTTGTCTTAATTCTCTTAAATTCATTTTGATTCCTCCTAAATTTTATTTTTGTGAAGGAGTAGGAGAAATCTGTTTTTTTGTTTTGCTTTATATAAAAAAATAAACCTATTGCATTTCCAATAAGTCTATTTCAATTTTTAACTTTTCTAATTCTGTTTTATCTTGCATCATCTTCATCTTTTCTTGTATTTGCTTAACACTATTTTGAATGCAATTACTTACAGCTTTTTTTCTAAAATCAAATCCTACTTGACTCTTTTCTTCAGTATCTGTGTATAATACTTCATCTACAAATCCTAATTCTTTTGCTCTATAAGCATTCATCCACATTTCATCTTCCATCATTTTTGCTAATTCATCTCTTGGCAGTTTTGTTTTTAGTTCATATGCATTTATTATGGCCGCTTCTACTTCTTCTAACCTAGCAATGGTTTTTTGAAAGTCTTTTTTATCTCCCCAGTCAAATGTGCTAGGTAAATGTATCATCATCATAGCAGTTGGACTCATTTGAATTGTATCTCCAGCCATTGCAATAAATGATGCTGAACTTGCAGCAAGACCATCTATCTTTATACTTACTTTTCCTTGGTGTTCCTTTAACATTGTATATATCTGACTACCTGCAATTACATCTCCACCTGGACTATTTATCCATACAGTTATATCTTTTCCTTTATGTTTATCCAATTCATCTTTGAAAATTTTAGGAGTAACTTCATCTCCCCACCAAGTTTCTGATGCAATTTCTCCTTCTAGTATTAATTCTGGAATTTGAATTGCAGAATCGTTCCATTTCCAAAACTTATTCATTTTTCTGCACCTCCTTTTTTTTACCGTGATTTTCGGTATTTTCGGTATTTTCTATTTCTTTGTTTTCTTCTGTTTCTGTTTCTTCTTCTGTGTTCTTTTCTGTACTGTTCTGTCCTTTTGCCATCTGATATTCTTCTAGTTTATCTAAAAATGTATAATTTAAACTAATCAAATGTTTTTTACCTAACTCATTTTCTAATTCTGGTAAATCTTCTTTATTTCTTATTTCATCAATATTGTATGCACCTATTCGTTCCATTATTTCGTAGAACTCTGCTCTTGATTTACTATCTCCTCTTAATTCTGACTCTACATTATATTTACAATAATAATTCTTTTGTTCTGTAGGAGTAAATAATTGATATTTCAATGCTTGTTCCCAACTTACTAATAATGGTTGTAATGTATTTTTTACATAACTTATTGATTGGTGTTCTATATTTGAAAAAGTTGCATGTTCTAAATCTGCTATCATATGTGGTGGCACATTATATATTCTTGCTATATCAGTAGTATTTAATTTTTGTGTTTCTATAAATTGTGCATCTGCTTGACTCATAGTTAAATCTTGATAGGTTATTCCTGAATCTAATATTGCTATTCTATTTGCATTAGTCATTCCTGTATTCATCTTTTCCCATTCTTCTCTTACTACTTTTTTAGCTTCTGGTTTTAATGTTACACCTGGTACTGTTAGCACACCTTTTGCTGTAGTTCCGTTTTTATAAAATTTAGCCAAATATTTTTGTGATGCCATTTGACTTCCAATTGTTTCCCTGGCTACTGCAATTGGTGACATTCCTTTTAGTCCTGTAAGTCCTATATTTTTTATATGTAGAACATTTTCATATTTTAATTTTACTGATTGTCCATCTGGTAAAACTGTTGTATACCAAACTTTTCCATGGTTTTTTTCATCTGTTACAACTTCAGTCAATTCTGGATTTAATATCCATAATGCTTTTGGATATCCATCTCTACCAAATTGAATTTCTG